AGATGAATGGTTCAAGGTTGGGCTTCCTGCTTCTATGCAGATCAAAGAGGTGGCATAATGTGGGCTTATTATACTGAAAAAGATCAGCTTCGCACATATCAGAGCGGTGTCTTCAAGAGCCTTGAGGACATCGTTCCACAGATCAAGTTGATTACAGGCTTATGTGAAAACCTACCTGATGTTCACCTCGCTCTTAACTTGACGACTATGTCTTGGTATCACTACGACGATAGCGAGTGGTCGTGGATCGGTGACTCTGTATTCCAACAAAAGTAGTTGACGTGTTGGGGGCTTTTGCCCCCAATGCTATTCCTACAGGTTTGAGTGACTCGCTCACGTAAACCTCCATCATAATGTCATAATATCATAATATCTTTGTAAGTGGTTCTTTAACCTTGGTTTGTTGATATGATATCGTGTTTACAGGTTATGATAACAAGATAACGATAAGCCGTCGTGGGTCACTTTTGCTTCACTAAATACATTGTTTACTGGAAATATACATTGTTGCGGTGGGTAAGATTTGCTGGTATGTTTACTTTGTTAAGTACATGGAGACAGCTTGTTGGCTACTGAAGTAACTACATTGGAATCCCTTGAGTATACGCCCGTCGCACCATCAGAGTGCGGTAACTACTGGGTGACTCCTGATGGTAAGAAACACCGTCCTCTCTCGCCACGTCATAAAAAGTTCTGTTCGCTGTATGTACAGGGTATGTCTGGAGCTGAGGCCGCTCGCAAATCTGGTTTCACAAAACACAAATTTGGTGCGAAAGCGCAAGGCTCTGCTCTACTTCGCAGAAATCCTCTCATCGCTAATCATATCATCGACCTGTTGAAAAAAGAGATCGAGCGACAGAATGTTTCTATGGAGTCGCATCTTACTGAACTTTCCCGTCTGCGTGATGAAGCTGTTGATTCAGGGCAAATATCCTCGGCTATTAGTGCAGAGATCTCGAGAGGTAAAGCGGCAGGGTTGTATATTGAGAAGAAGGAAGTGACCGTCAACAAAGTCGAAACGATGTCTGATGAAGAGCTAAGATCAAAGTTACAGGATTTGTTGGACGGTGGCAATATGAAAGTAGTGAACCATGTATCAAACGGAGAAGAAACTTTATCAAGCATTGAAGACCAACTTGACCAAGGTTCATTGGCAGAGGATCGAGACGGGAGCATTACAGCAGGGAGTTCCTGATGTCAATGCCTGTTATCATGGTACAGAGTTTTGGCTTGAACTTAAATGTACATCTACTGATACTGTTTCACTGACTCCGTTTCAATGTTCATGGCACATGCGTCGCGCATCAGTTGGGGGTAGGTCATGGATACTAGTCGCCCATTCAAAACACAATGTTTTGACGCTTCATCGTGGAAGTGATGCTCTGAGGTTATTGGACCATGGGGTTTCATCATCTACTGCATTCTCATACCATGCGCCGATTGATTGGCCTCAGTTTTTGCATGATGTTTGTTTGACTGACCGACTGACTGATTGATTGACTGCAGTTCCAACCATTCATAATTTTGTTTATTTTGTACTTTACTTCTTCCTCTTACTATACTATATTATAATCATGGTTAAGGCGGTCGCCTAGCCAGCTGCTCACAGTCAAGAAAGGACATTATTATGACTGCAGTTTCTAAGAAGAAGGCTACTTCAAAAAAAGCCACTGTTAAGACAGCTTCTGCTACTTTGAAAGTTGTTGACCCCGCTGGTAACTCTGGCATCCCTGCTCCAGCTCCTAAAGGTTTTGACGGTCGTAAGATCAAGCTTGTTGCTTTGTCTAAAGAAAATCGCCGTTTGCCTAATCAGGCCGTTGTTGTCTTGAATACGCTCAAGGCTCTCGGTGCTGACAAAAAGCCCGTCACTCAGGCTGAGCTGATTGGTGCCATGCTTGAAAATGGTCTCAAGACTGTTCAGACACCAAAGCGCATTTATACATTCTACCGCAAGGATTTGTTGGAAGAAGGTTACATCGCATACGCATAAGTCAGCGAGGGCGGTCATCATTTGACCGCCCTTTCTTCATCCCCGTCGTTTGCCTGACTGACTGACTATGTACTACCCTTCATCATCATTTGAAAAACAACAACCGCAGCGCAATCAAAAATCAAAGATTTTTGACCAAGGTCTTTTGATTGATTGACTCTTTGTTTGATTGACTCGGGCTGACAACTCTGACTATTTTGCTGTAGCTTTCGTAAGCGTTGTATACTATACTATAATAGTAACTAATTATAGAAAGGAAGATAGTTATGAATATGCCAAAACCAAAGACCCCCGAACAACAGAAGGCAGAAGCACTAGAAACTTATGCAAAGACTTTTAGCTTTGCGGTTGAAGTCTTAGAGTTTCTCTCTAAAACTAAAGGTGGGGTCTTTGCTAAGACCTCTGTAAGTGCTGCTTGGTATCACGATGGTTCTTTTGAGCGTGTTATGTATGACCCTGATTTGGCTGTCGATGATCAGTTGCCGTTGTGTCCAACTGCTGAGTCGTATGCCGAAGGGTCTACGTTCGGTTCTACCATGGGTCTTATGTCTCCCCAAGACGTGTCTGACTATTGGGAAATTATTCCTACTGCAAATGTGGCACCACTGTCTGGCTAATTAAATAACTTTTGGGGGCGGCTTCGGTCGCCCTCTCTCATCATCTCTCCCCTCTTCATCATCATATGTTTGCCGTGCGCATGCGTCAGTATTCGCTCGATTGATATTGACTGTCTTCGTTCTTTGATTGACTGACTCGCGGTCGTGTGCGTGTTTTAGGCGTGTAAATTAATTTACGTTTTATGTTATTTTTTACTTTACTATAGTAAAAAAGTGCTATATAATTAGGGTATAAGTTAAATAGCTAACACAGAAAGGACTAAGCTATGACTAAAATTTCTAAGCCTACTACTAACGCTACCGTAACCCCTACCGTTAATAAAGCGTCTGTCGCGCGGTGCGGTATCCCCGCCCCTACCGCTAACGGGCGCGGTAATTTAAAGGTGTCCTTAACTAAGGACGTAAAAGCTAACTTAGCGGCGTTAGATAAGCCGCTACCCGCGCAGGCGCAGGCTATTTTATACGTACTAGACCAGCTAGGCGGTACGGCCACACAGGCGGACTTAATTAAAGAGTTAGATACGGGCGAGGTATTAAGTACCGTACAGGGTGCTACCCGTATCGTTACTTTTTACCGTAAAAAGCTTATAGCGGCTAACTTAATAAAAGTAGGCTAACGGCCTAGCGGCTAGGGGCTAACGCCCCTAGCTAACGCAAATTTGAGTCCCTAGCCGTTAGCGTTACGGCTAGGGGTTTTTTATACCCCACACCCATAAAACCGCGCCCACACATATAGAAAGTCACAAGGCATAACGCTGTTACGAGATATGCCCAAAATTCTTGAATCAGGAACCTTCTACCCCACTCCCATAAAATAGTAAGAAGGTCAAGGAACCTTCTACAGGGGATTTTGTTTTGCGTAAAAATGATATATGTTTATGCTGAGTTTATATTTATCTAAAACAAAGTTGAGATGATGAACACTCCAGGTGATAGAAGCGGCGGTTTTGGTGATCGTCCTGATACAGGTTCCCCCGCCTCTTCTTTGGGGTCAAGTGGTAGATCTTATAGTGTTGAGCCTTCAAGCAACAATCAAGTTGGCAGTAGCGACGAGGGTGATAATAATCAACCGATGAGCCAAACGGCTTATAATAAAGCTCAAGGTATTACTGCAACAAACCCTTATGGTAATCAAGGTTTCTTTAGTCGAGTTTTTGGAATCGACCCATCGAAAATTTCGTATACAAACTTATTATCGCAAGATCAAATAAATAAGATTGCGGCTAATCAGTATTCGAAATATCGAAACCCATTTAACGATCCTAGTCAACCAGCATATAATCCTAATTTTGCTTCTGGCGATATGGCGTCGGGTATTTTACGTTCAGGTGTGCGTACAGGTCAAAAGGTTATTGATCCAAGAACAGGACAAGAAACAACCGTAGAATCATTTCGTGCGCCAATGGGTTTAGCTGATACAGCTGCATCTTTAGCGTTAGGGGCTAATATTCCTATTGTAGGTTCTGCGTTAGCGGATGTAGGAACACGGGTAAAAGGTCTAGAAGGTCAACCGCCGACGATTGATGGTCAACAGGCGACTGAAAGAGGTAGTTCACTTTTATCAGGTATTCTTGGTCCAGCTGTTGAACAATTAACAACAGGTGGTGGAAGTGGTCGTCTTTTAGATCAAGTTATGCAAACAGCATCAAATTTATTTAATCGACCTCAAGAAACAAAAGTTGAACGAGCACCTGCATCAGATAAAAATAAAGCAGATGAACTTATTCGTGATACGATTCGCAATACCGCTCAAGATAGGTTTACATCAGGTCAGCCGTTTGATTTAGACCAACCAACACCATCAAGGTTCCAAAGTCGTCCAGAAGTTAATTTACAAAGAGGACCGAAAACGATTCAAGATCCAACTTCGGCAGTTCCTTCTCAAATAGAAATTAATCAAAGACCGTTACAACGTGATCAAGGAATTATGGATGCTTTAATGGGTGGCGCACGTGACGGTGTTAATCCTCCATCGGTTGCGGGTTTAGCTAATATACCAACGCAACAAGTTGCAGACGCATCGACTTCTGAATTTTTAAGTAGGGGTGCGGCTAATACTATAAACGATATTCTCGAAACTTTTCAAAAAGGACCAAGACCTGTTGACCTTGGTCCAGGACAATTAAAGTTTTCAATAGACCCGTTTGGCGAAGAAAAAAGTATAGGCGGTACATATACTATGCCTGTTCAAGATTTAGGGTTAGGTAGTTTATTATCGCAAAACCAAGCTCAACAACCAGCTAGTGACGCATTCCAAATAGCTGATACATCAATGCTTGGTAATTTTATGAAACAAGGTAATTTAAAAAGTCAAGGTGGAGGCTTCTTTGGTAGCGATAAAGGTGGTGCAAGATACTATCAGTTTGGCACTAAAGGTTCAAGTAGACCCTCTAGGTCTTCCAGCGGCGACGGTAACGTTTTTGATAAAATGTTACAAATGTTTAAATTCGATCCTAATCGAGGTGCTGGAAAGTTCGGCTAATGTCAGAAGTCCGTCCTCGTAATATTGACACATCTGGTATATTAAAGTTAATGCGCTCTGGCGGTGATTTCGCTCGTCTATTTGACGATGGTCCGAAAGCAAGCCCTACAGATCCTATAAAAATGTACCGTGGAGAAGCGTTAAGAAAAACTACTGAAACGTTAGTTCCTGACGAATTAGTTGGTAAATTTAATACTCCTAATCCTAAAAAAGCAAGAAAATATCCTGAAGATTTTGCTCTTGGTGGTAAAATTACAAGGTCGTTTGAAACAACAGCGGAAGATTTATTAAGAAACGCACATAAAGCACATATGTATCATGGTAAAGTTGCTTTAGATTTAAACCTTGCTAAAGGTGTACCTTCAGATAAAGCATCTTCATTATTTGCGGAGTATGCAAACGAAGTTGACGATTTCTTTGTTAAAGAATTTAAAGATTTAAAAGAAGGCCGTATGTCAAAAGAACGGCTTATGCAACTTGCGATGACGTCTATGGACGAAGGTATATTCGACCAACGTGGCAAGATCGATGTTTCAGAAACATTTAAACGTGGTAATATTCCTGTAGCCGCTAGTGTAGGTATTGGTCGTTTATCAAAAGAAGCACTGCCTTATTTACTAAAGGGTGCGGGTATTGCAGCTTTGCCCTTAGATCTTGTTTTAGGTGCGAATAAAACAGGAACGGACCCCCAAGAAGAAATAGCTCAAGCTATGGGAATAAGTCCAAACTTATTATATAATATGCCAGAAGAAGAATTTGCCCAAATAGAATCAATGTTTCGCCAGACTATGGCGGCTAGGGCAAAACAAGACAGTGCAGATGCTCAATCGATTGATGCGACAGTACCATAATGGAAGCTCAACTAAAACCATATGAACCAACTTTTCGTGAACGTTCGACTACGGTTCTTGCTAATTTCTTACGTGATAAACTTGGTGTTAATAATTATAAATCGTACGATATCGCACGAGGAATAATGGGTGATGAAAATGCATCATCTATGTTAGAAGCGTTAGGAGTAGCTGATTTTACACCTGCTGGTGCATTATTTGGTGGTCAAGAAGGAGCGAGAATGTATCAGCGTTCCGACGACCTTTTAGGAAAAGGTATAGGAGCAGGTACTGTAGCAGTAAGTGCGCTCGAAGGTCTTGGACCTTTAGGTCTTGCAATTAAAACTGGAAGAAAAGTTTTACCGAAAGCTGTTAAACCAGACGAACCTGATAAAGGACGGCGAACTGTTGTAAAAGGATTAGCAGCATTACCTGTTGCTGGTTCAGTAGTTGCTAAAGGTATTGCTGATTTACCAATAGGTACAGCATCTAAAATAGCAAAAGCCGTACCGAATGTAACAGGGTCTAAATTATTAGACGGATTACCTTTTGTACAAAATCAACTTAAAGATGTTTTTTATCTTAGACTTGATTCTCCAAAACCAGATTTACAAGGGTTATATCACTTAGATTCAATAAAAACAGAATTAGAAGAACTAGCAGGTATGCCAAGATTTCCTGGACCGTCTCTTAGAAACAAAGAAGAACTGTTAGATAAACCTTTAGACGATTTTCTTCCGAGGGTGCAAGACGATAAAAGAGAACTTGTTGAAGAGGTTGTACGTGAAGGGTATGCAATGGATATTCAATCTCCAATTACTTTTGAATTAATTGAAGATTTTATACAGCAAAACCCTGGAATGACTTTACGGAAAGCTATAGAAAAAATAGATACTGAAATTAATACCATTCTTAAATCTAAAGATATGGAGCTTTCTGACTTAGATTTATCTTCAGGATATTTAGTCGATACAGAAATGCAAATAGAGCTAGGTGCAAACCGCCCAGTATATATGGGTGCGCCAATGAAAAATACAGATCCTGATAAAACTTTTCGTGTAGGAGATGTAAGTGAAATGTTCTAAGATAGTTAGGTCTAAAAATGTTAGATAACTTAGACCTTTCACACCTCCCTAGAGAAAAACAAGAACTCGCTTTTATTCTTGCTGAAGAATTACAACAGCGTGAAACTCGTAAATTAGCTCGTGATGATTTTCTAACTTTTGTTAGAACAATGTGGCCGTCGTTTATTGAAGGTGCGCATCATCGCAAAATGTCACAAACGTTTAATCGTATTGCTAGGGGTGAATTAAAACGTGTAATTATTAATATGGGTCCACGACATTCGAAATCAGAGATGTCGTCGTATATGCTTCCATCTTGGCTCTTGGGTCTTAAACCTGACTTAAAAATAATTCAAGCGACACACACAGGCGAACTTGCTGTGCGTTTTGGTAGAAAAATTCGTGATCTCGTAGATACAGAAGAATATAAAAGGATATTTGAAAATGTGGCATTGCGAGCAGATTCCAAGGCCGCTGGACGGTGGGAAACATCCAAGGGTGGAGAATATTTTGCGGCTGGTGTCGGAGGGGCTATTACTGGTCGTGGTGCTGATGTACTTATTATTGACGATCCGCACTCGGAACAAGACGCAATGTCCGAAACCGCAATGGAATCAGCCTACGAATGGTACACGTCAGGTCCAAGACAGCGTCTCCAACCAGGAGGAACAATCATTTTAGTCATGACTCGATGGTCTAAAAAGGACTTGACGGGTCAATTATTAAAAGCACAAGCCCTTGATCCTAAAGCAGATCAATGGGAGGTCATAGAATTTCCTGCTATTATGCCTTCTGGCAACCCCTGTTGGCCTGAATTTTGGAAAATAGAGGAATTAGAGGGTATTCGTGCGTCATTACCGCATCAAAAATGGTCTGCACAGTGGATGCAAGAGCCAACAGGCGGTGAAGGAGCGATAATTCAGCGTGAATGGATAAGAAAATGGGAAAAAACTAGCCCCCCAGTAGCTGAATATATCATACAAAGCTATGATACAGCGTTTTTAAAGTCAGAAAAAGCCGATTTTAGCGCAATTACGACTTGGGGCGTCTTTTTAAACGAAGATGACGGTCAATATAATATAATTTTGCTTGATTCTATCAAAGATCGGTTCGATTTTCCTGAATTAAAACGTGTTGCGCACGAAAATTATATACATTGGGATCCTGATTCAGTTATTATCGAAGCAAAGGCATCAGGTTTGCCTTTAACTCAAGAATTACGGGCGATGGGTATACCTGTACAAAATTATTCGCCTAATAGAGGCAATGATAAGATTGCTAGGACAAATGCTACTGCCCCTATGTTTGAATCAGGACTTGTTTGGGTTCCAGAAACTAGGTTTGCAGAGGAGTTAGTAGAGGAATTATGTGAATTCCCCAATGGAGATCATGATGATCTGGTGGATTCGACCACCCAAGCACTCCTCAGGTTTAGACAAGGTGGGTTTATTCGGCAACCTACGGATTATGAAGACGAGGAACTGGAATATAAACTCAAAAAATTTATGTATTATTGAGGTAGTTTACGATGGCTGTTGAAAAATCGATTGCGCAAATAATAAGCGAAGCCCCTGTTGAAACAGAAGTTGAAGTAGAAACAACTTCCGAAGACCAACTACCTTTGTTTGAAAGTGACGATACCGTTATGTTAGAAGACGGTAGCGCAATCGTCGGTTATGTAGAGGATGAAAACGAATTAGGTGGTGATTTTTACGCTAACCTAGCAGAGGAGATGGATGAGGCTGATCTTCAAGACCTAGCTTCTGAGTTAGTTGAATCTTATAAAGATGACGTAGAATCTAGACAAGAATGGCTAGAAGGCTATACAGATGGTCTAGATTTACTTGGTATTAAGACAGATGACCGCGAAGAACCATTTAGAGGGGCTTCTGGTGTTTATCACCCGCTATTAGCAGAAAGTGCAACACAGTTTCAAGCAGGTGCATATAAAGAATTGCTTCCACCAGGAGGACCAGTACAAACTCGTATTGTAGGTTCAGAAACTAAAGAAGTTTTAGAACAATCAGAACGTGTTCGTAATTATATGAATTTTTTAGTTTTGGATGTCATGGAAGAATTTGACCCAGAACTGGATCAAATGTTATTTTATTTACCTCTATCGGGGTCAACGTTTAAGAAAACGTATTATGACCCTGCATTAAAAAGACCAGTAAGTAAATTTGTAAATCCTGACGATTTAGTTGTTGCTTATACTGAATCTAGCTTAGAAGCAACGTCTCGTTTTACGCACGTTGTTACTATGAACGCTAATGACGTAAGAAAACTTCAAGTTTCTGGGTTTTATCGTGATACTTTAGTTTTAGCTGACGAAGTCGACGATACGGATACTTCAGAGGATAAAGTACAAGAATTAACAGGTTTTCGACGCAATATCCAGTCTAACGACATGGTAACATTGTTAGAAATGCATGTTGATCTTGATATTCCTGGATATGAAGACCAAGATGAAGAGGGCGAAGAGACAGGCATAGCTGTTCCGTATATCGTTACGATACACGAAGATACTATGGATATTTTGTCTATACGTCGTAATTATAGACAAGACGACCCTACCAAGACTAAGATAAGATATTTTACACACTATAAGTTTCTTCCAGGACTTGGGTTTTATGGGTTTGGGTTGATTCATATGATTGGCGGTTTAACTAAATCAGCTACGTCTATTTTACGTCAACTTATTGATGCAGGTACATTAGCTAATTTACCAGCTGGATTTAAAGCAAGAGGGCTTCGTGTTCGTGATGAAGACTTACCTCTTCAGCCAGGAGAATTTCGTGACGTTGATGCTCCAGGAAGTTCTATTCGTGAAGCAATTATGCCTTTACCGTATAAAGAGCCGTCAAGCACCCTTCTCCAGATGCTTGGGGTACTTATTGATAGTGGCCGACGTTTTGCGTCCGTCACCGATCTAAATATCGGCGAAGGTAGTCAAGCTAATCCTGTTGGTACAACTGTTGCCCTTCTTGAGCAGGGAACAAAAGTTCTTAGTGCAATACATAAAAGATTACATTTTGCACAACGTCAAGAATTAAGAATTTTAGCAGAAGTTGTTAAAAATTATCTACCTGCTGAATATCCGTACCAGATAGAAGGTTATGACGCAAATGTAAAAACAGACGATTTCGATGAACGTATCGATATTGTACCTGTAAGCGATCCAGCTATGTTTAGTATGAGTCAACGTGTGACTTTAGCTCAAACACAGCTACAATTAGCGCAATCTGCGCCACAATTACATGATCTACACGAAGCATATAGGAGAATGTACCTTGCGCTTGGCATCCAAAATATCGACAAAATTCTCCCACCTAAAGACGAGCTTGTTCCTAAAGACCCTGTCTCTGAAAATATGGACGCTCTTACAGGTAAACCAGTTAAAGCGTTTGAGTCTCAAAATCATAATGCTCATATTGCAACGCATAGTGCGTTTTTGCAAGATCCAAATATTCAAAAGAATGGTATCGCTCAGCAAGTTCTTATGGCGCACATGCAAGAACATCTTGCGCTTCAGTACAGGCAACAAGTAGAACAAATACTTGGTATGCCTTTACCAGCGGAAGGTCAAATTATGGACCCACAACAGGAGGCTATGCTTGCTCAGGCGACCGCCCAAGCAACACAGCAAATTAGTCAAATGGCACAACAAGCTGCAGGAACAGGTCAATTTGACCCAATCGTACAACTTAAACAACAAGAACTTCAAATACAACAACAAGAAGTTCAGCGTAAAGCGATGGCTGATCAAGCTCGTAATCAACTTGAAGCGGCTAAACTTCAGCAAGATGGTGAACTTAAAAAAGCAGAAATTTCCTCTGACGAGGATATCGCTGCACTTCGTGCAAATGTAACACTCGCTACAAAGAGGTAAAAATGGCTAACAAACGTGTAAAAGAACTTATGGAAATGTTAAGAAACACAGATGATCCTGATCAGATTGAAATTTTAAAATTTGATTTAGATGAGGCTTTAGGAAGAAAGGACGCAGGAATGAAAAAAGGTGTGAAAAAACGTTCAACTGGCGGTTCTGGAATGACTGATAAACAAAAGAAATTTGCTGCTTTAGCAGAGCCAAAAGATAAAATCACCTATGCAGATAAGATTGCGGGTGCTACAAAGAAAACTAATAAAGTAAGAAAAGCTGGCGGTGGTGCATACGGTGGCGGTAATTTTGGCGGTGATGAAGTTTTAGCTGCTAAAAGAAGCAAAGGTGGAGGTATTGCTATTAAAGGCACAAGTTTTAAAGGCACGTTTTAATGGATTTGTACACTTATCTGTTAGATAAGATTGAAAAAAGACGAATAGAAATAAGCGATACGCTTATGTCTAACGGTATTGCTAATATGGAGCAATATCACCATCTTATGGGTCAGGTTTCTGCATTTAGCGACCTTGAGTCCATAATAAAAGAAACCCGAAAAAGAATGGAGACTGCCGACGATGACTAAAAGGTTATACGTTCCTGACCATGTAATAAAGGAACGCCAAGCCGCTAACGAAGCGCAAACGCAAAAGAAAAAAGATTTATTAAATCCTGCTACTTTTGCACTTTCTGATAAAGTCGATGAAACACGACCTGCTTTAGAAAGACTTCCTAAACCCACAGGCTGGCGTATCCTCATACTTCCCTATACTCTTCCTGAGTCTACAAAAGGTGGTGTTATACTATCTGATGAAACTCGTACGAGAGAACAACTCGCTACAAATATAGGCTATGTTGTTTCTCTTGGACCAGATGCATATGCAGACACAAATAAGTTTCCTGATGGTGCATGGTGTAAAAAAGGCGATTGGGTAATGTTTGGTCGTTACGCTGGGTCACGATTTAAAATTGATGGTGCAGAGCCTCGTCTTCTAAATGATGATGAGATTCTGGCTGTTATAGATGACCCTCGTGATATTTTAGCTGTTTAGGAGTAAAAGATGGCAGAAGAAAAAGAAAAAATTGAAGAAAACGTAGAAATCGAAGTAGAAGAAGCTGAAGCTGAAGAAAAACAAGAAGAAGTTGTTGCTCAAGAAGCTGAAACAGAACAACCTTCGTCTGACTCAGAACATGAAGAATATTCTGAAGGCGTTAAAAAACGCATCGATCGTTTGACGTATAAGATGCGTGAAGCGGAACGTCGCGAACAAGCGGCATTGGAATACGCTAAAAATATAAAAGAAGAAAATGAAAAACTAACAAAAAATTATTCTGAAGCAGGTTCTGCGCTGGTTACTGAAACAAGTGGCCGCATAAAGAGTCAACTTTCAGAAGCTAAACGTGCATTAAAATTAGCTTATGAAGAAGGCGATTCTGAAGCTATGGCAGATGCACAAGAGTTAGTTGCTAAACTCAGTGTTGAAAGTGATCGTCTTTCTAGGGAAGAAGCTCAATGGAAACAAAGACAAGAAGCGCAAACCGAAACAGAAGTTGAAACCCCAAAACAGCCAGAACAGCCTCAACAGGCGGCTGCACCTGCCGATCCGAGAGCACAAAAATGGGCTTCAGAAAACGAATGGTTTGGAAAAGATGAAGGAATGACCTTTACAGCGTTCTCAATTCATCGTAAACTGATCGAAGAAGAGGGATATAATCCCCAATCTGAAGATTATTATGCTGAGATTGATTCTCGCATGCGTAGAGAGTTTCCTCATAAATTTGAGGAAGAAAAATCTGGACAACGGAAACCCGCCCAAACCGTTGCTCCTGCCAACCGAAACTCTAAAACTGGGCGCAAGACAGTTCGTTTGACTCAAAGTCAAGTGGCTATCGCAAAGAAACTCGGTGTTCCACTTGAGGAATATGCGAAACACGTGAAGGAGGCTTAAATGTCTGAAAATAGCAAGAGAACTCCTCGCGCTTCTGAAACACGTTCAAAAACTGAGCGCAGAAAACCGTGGCGACCAGCTTCATCCCTTGAAGCACCGCAACCTCCTGAAGGTTATCAATTCAGGTGGGTAAGAACAGAAATTCGTGGCGAAGAAGATCGCAAAAACGTTTCTGGTCGAATCCGAGAAGGATATGAACCTGTTCGTGCAGATGATTATCCAGACTTTGATGCTCCTACCATTGAAGATGGTAAGCATGCAGGAGTCATCGGTGTTGGTGGGTTGATGTTAACTAAAGTGCCACAAGAGATAGTAGAAAGCCGTGATGAATATTTTGCGTCGCAAACTTCTGATCAAATGACAGCGGTGGACAATGATCTCATGAAGGAACAACATCCTTCTATGCCTATTTCGAAAGATAGGCAGTCTCGTGTAACCTTTGGTGGTCCTAACACTAAGTAGGCCACATAGTTAAACCCGTAAGGAGTGGATAATGGCAAATAAAGACGCCGCTTTTGGGCTAAAGCCCGTCCGTACTTTGGGTGGTGTAGCGAACTTCACAACAAACGAGTACGATATTGCAAGTAACCATAGTAATGCAATTTTTCAGGGTTCACCTGTTATCGCTACTGCCGCTGGTGGTATCGATGTTGCAGCTGGTTCTTCCGATAAAATCGTAGGTGTTTTTCAAGGTTGTTCTTATACTGACCCAACATCTGGAGAACCTGTATTTTCGAATTACTATCCAGGAAGTATTGCTGCCTCTGATATCAAAGCACTTGTATATGATGATCCGTATATTGTATACGAAATCCAGTGCGATGGTACGATGGCTGCAAACTCTGTAAATGCAAACGCAGATACGACTTCAACTGGTAGCGGTTCGACTGTTACAGGAAGATCGATTGCAGAAATTTCCTCTACTGTAGGAACTGCTACTGCACAACTTCGGATTATCGGGTATAGTAAAGACCCCGATAATAGTGATTCTAGCTCTGCTAATGGTAACGTGTACGTTCTAATTAACGAACACGCCTATCGGCAGGGTGTAGGCGTATAAGGAGCTTTGAATAATGGCAATCTCTAGAGCACAACTGGCTAAAGAGCTTGAGCCTGGACTCAATGCTCTCTTTGGCATGGAATATGGTCGTTACGAAAACGAGCATTCAGAAATCTTCGAAACAGAGTCATCAGACCGTGCGTTCGAGGAAGAAGTAATGCTAACTGGCTTCGGTGCGGCACCAACCAAAAATGAAGGTGGAGCGGTAAATTTTGATGACGCGCAAGAGTCATTTACTTCTCGCTACACACACGAAACCATTGCTTTGGCTTTCGCAATCACTGAGGAAGCTATTGAAGATAACTTGTATGACCGTTTGGCATCTCGTTATACTAAAGCACTGGCTCGTTCTATGGCTCATACGAAGCAAGTTAAAGCTGCAAGCGTATTGAATAATGCGTTTAACTCTAGCTTTACTGGTGGCGACGGTAAGGAGCTTTGCGCTACTGACCACCCACTAGATGGTGGAGGCACTTTCTCTAATGAGCCATCAACTGCCGCTGATTTGAATGAAACCTCTCTTGAAGACGCTATGATTAGTATCTCTGGTTTCGTTGATGAGCGTGGATTGAAGATTGCTCTTCGTGGAATGAAGCTAATTATTCCACCTGCACTTCAGTTTATTGCAGAACGTCTAATGGCCTCAACTATGCGTGTTGGAACCGCCGACAACGATATCAATGCTCTCCGCAGCACAGGTATGTTGCCGAACGGATACACCATTAATCACTTCTTGACTGATACAGATGCGTTCTTTATCAAGACAGATGCGCCTAATGGATTCAAGCATTTTGAACGTGCGCCAATTCGTACAGCGATGGAAGGTGACTTCGATACTGGTAATATGAGGTTTAAAGCTCGTGAGCGTTATAGCTTCGGGTTTTCAGACCCACGTTGTGTTTTTGGTTCTCCAGGAGCATAATTCTATTACTACTTTTAAAAGGGCGACTTTTCAGTCGCCCTTTTTTCGTTTATAGTAAATTTATCCTGACAACTCCATCGGGGGGTTGACACTAGCCACGACAGGAGAAAAACATGGCTAATACTACTTTCAACGGTCCAGTCCGTTCCGAAAACGGATTTTCGAGTCTTGTAGGCGGTAAAGACGCCCCAACAAATACAATGACTCTTTCCACATACAGCACGTCAATAACTATTGCAGCGTCTGGCACAGAGCATAAAGAAGCATCCATTGGCATACCGTCTAATTTTATTCCTATGGGTTGCGCCATCACTGTAACAAGTGCGGCAGCTAACAACGTCAATCTTGTTGACATTGGTACAGATGCAGACACAGATGGATTTGTAGACGGTATTTCTGTTGCAATTAATTCAACTGGTTTTAAGGGTTTCTTCCCTTGTAACGGTGTTCTTGGTATGTCAGGGGGTGCAACCACTGCGGCTACAGAAACAGCTGACGAAGTTGAAGTTGTTATTGATGGCACAGCAGGTGCTGGTGGTGTTATTGCTCTGAAATTCTTTGGTATTTCATCTGATTCACCAACTGCTTAATGGGAGACTCAGATGGCTGGACCAATTTTTGCTAAAACAGCAACATCAACGGGCAGTCTATTTGGTGGGCGCACTCGACTAAAATCATTTGTTGTAAAAACAGCTGGGTCGGGTAGTCCTGCCGCAGTTTTTAAAGACGGTGGCGGCTCAGGAACAACATTGCTAACTATGGCATTTTTAACGTCTGACGATACGCAAGTAACTATTCCTGAAAACGGTATGGTGTTTGAGACAGACTGTCATGTTACTTTGACGAATATAGACTCTATTACTGCTTTCTTTGGGTAGTAGTTATGGCAACAAAGAAAAAACGTAAGTCTAAACCAATAAAGACTTCCGTTAAGTCAGGGAATTTCCGCTCCACTAAAAGTGGGGCGGGAATGACAGAAAAAGGTGTTCGGGCTTATCGTCGCGCAAATCCAGGAAGTAAACTCAAAACCGCTGTTACGGAAAAAAAGCCGTCGAAAGCCCGTGCAAAACGGCGTAAATCGTATTGTTCAAGATCTGCTGGACAAGCGAAAATGCATAATATCAACTGCCGCAAAACGCCCAAAAAACGTATCTGTGCGGCAAGAAGACGTTGGAAGTGTTAAAATGAAAGTAGCTGATGTTTTAAAAAAGCTCGAAAAACACGAAAAATCGTGTGATAAGAGGTATGAACAAATACAAAAACAGCTTGATCGTTTAGATTTAAAAATCTGGGGATTAGCTGTTTTAATTATATTTGCGCCGTTTATAAGTAGAGTATTCTAATGGCTATTGGTCGTAGTTCTATGCGACAACAGGTTACAAAACCGCCACAAAAACGAAAGTGGAGTGCAAAACGAAAGCGTTCTGTTAATTGTAAAAATCCAAAAGGGTTTAGTGAAAAAGCGCATTGTGCTGGGAGAAAGAAACGTGGCAAAAAGAAAAGATCCTAAAGTAGGTACGGGTAAAAAACCAAAAGGCAGTGGTAGAAGACTCTACACAGATGAAAATCCAAAAGATACAGTATCAATAAAATTTGCCACACCCGCAGACGCAAGATCTACTGTAGCTAAAGTTAAAAAAATTAATAAACCTTTTGCTAGAAAAATACAAATATTAACCGTAGGAGAGCAACGAGCAAAAGTAATGGGAAAAACGCAAGTTGCTAGTATTTTTAAAAAAGGAAAAGAAGCTATAAGAAGGAGTAATAAAAATGCCTAAAGACGCTTGTTATCATAAAGTTAAAGCTCGTTATAGTGTATTTCCTAGTGCTTATGCTTCAGGTGCCATTGCAAAATGTAGAAAAGTTGGTGCGGCTAATTATGGTAAAAGTAAAAAGAAAAAGCCTAAAGTAAGAAAAGCATCAACAGGCGGTTATGGAAAGACTATTGCTGCTAGACAAGTAGCAAAACGACCGTCAAGTAACAAAAATGTAGCACGTGGTTGTGGTATTGTAATGCCAAATAGAAGAAAAGAAACTCAATACAGTTAATGGGTCGAATATGGCTGTTAGAAAAACAAAAGCTGGTCTTGCTCTCAAAAGGTGGTTTAAAGAAGACTGGAAGGATGTTCGCACGGGGAAGAAATGTGGGCGTCGCAAAGGTGAAAAACGGGGTACTCCATATTGTCGCCCCAGTAAAAGGATTTCTTCAAAAACACCAAAAACAGCAAGCGAGTTGTCTGCAAAAGAAAAAAGAAGTAGAATTAGGCAAAAAGTAAAATTAGGTCAACCTACAAAAGGTAAACCACGTAATGTTAAACCACTAAGACGGAAGAAGAGGAAAAAGTCATGATGAAGAAAAAGGGTATGGCAAAAGGCGGCTACAGAGGCGGCGTTAAAAAAATGAAAAAAGGCGGTGCTGCTGGTGGGGCTGAGATTAATGTCGAAGAACTAAATCCAGGAAAAATGGTTGATGTCACTGCAATGGCTACTGGCGGCTATATGGACGATAAAGCTGTATCTAGAATGATGGGTGGTGGTAGACCAAAAGGCATGGCTAAAGGTGGTGCAATGGGCGGTGTTAAAAAACGCTCTAAAGGTGGATCAGCTGGCGGTCTTAATGCAGCTATAAAAAGAGTTAAGGCTAACAAGTAAATTGCCTTATCTTCAAAGTAACATTACGCACTTTAAATGCTGGGTGCGTAGAGAGTACACGCATAACCACGCAAAATACCACGGTGAGTTTTTACACGCAATGGCTATTGCAGTAACAACGATGCCAAGTCGTTGTTTAAGTTTTCAAGTATTATTTACAGGTTTCGAGGTAGATGATACTGATGAACCTAATGTCCACGGTGGCGCAATGTGGGCAAGAATGCCAATTACAGCGTTAGTTGGCGATACACCTTTTGATAAATGGCCTGAGCCTATGCCTGTTCATTTTGCTCAACCTTGGGATTGTATGTCTCACACACATGCTGTTTATCGTCTAGATCGTGCGCATCCATGTCCTTGGCTTGCTAAAATAGACGGTCAGTTTTTTCCTGCAAAATATTATTTTACAGTCGATTATACTGAAAGCGAGGTAGCAGACGATCCTGCTCAGCATAAACAAAGTCATGTTTTAGAGCTTTTAGATGCAGGAAAATGGACAGGAAATATTGTAGCATTACCAAATAATAGAGTGCGTGTTACACATCCTGCTTGGTTTGCAACGGGAGAAGGTCCACCAGATTTTCGTCCATCACAGCATATACACTATTCAAAATCAGATTTAGACTATACAATGGACGTGAATCAGATCTTCGACAATTTATATGCGAAGGATGAATAATGGCTGTATCAGGTTCTAAAAACTTTAATATTGACGTTTCTGACGCCATAGAAGAAGCCTATGAGCGTTGTGGTGTAGAAGTTCGTACAGGTTATTCTTTAAGGACAGCTAGGCGTTCTTTAAATTTAATGTTAGCAGAATGGGCTAATAGAGGAGTTAACCTATTTAGTTTAGAACAAGTAACTACGACGCTAACACAAGGTACGTCTAACTACACATTAGGTATAGAAACTGTTGATATTTTAGAGATGGTTTTACGTCGGAATAATACTGATGTAACAATGACAAGAATGTCAAGAGCAGATTATCTTCATTTACCTAATAAAACAACTCAAGGTAGACCTTCTCAATTTTTCGTTGATCGTCAAGTAAACCCTGTCTTGTATTTATGGGCAACGCCAGAAAACTCAACAGATCAAATTATTTATTATCGTCTCGTACGAATAGACGACGCAGATGATTATAATAATGATTTTGATGTTCCATTTAGATTTTATCCATGTTTAGTTTCTGGATTAGCTTATTATTTAAGCATGAAAGTTTCTCCTGATCGTGTTAATCTTTTAAAAGGGGTGTATGACGAAGAATTTGCGAGAGCAGCAACAGAAGATAGAGATCGCACTAATTTACGTTTAGTTCCTAGGATTATTGCATAATGGCATATACTTCTGGAAAACATGCAAAGTTTATTTCTGATCGTAGTGGGGTTGCATATCCTTATTCTGAAAGAATAAAAGAATGGAACGGTGCTATTGTTCATATTTCAGAATATGAAGCAAAACACCCACAATTAGAACCAAGTGTTGTAGGGGACGACCCTCAAGCATTAAAAGAAGCTAGACCAGACCGTACAGAGCCTGCGGTTATTCGTTTATTAAGACCTAACTGTTTTAAAACGGGTACAGCAGGATCACCAGTTTTAACTGTTACTGAGCCGTCACACAATAGGACTACGGGTGATGTGGTTCGGTTTAGAAAAGTTACAAGTTTTGATGGTTTTACAAAAGTAAATATTGAGCGTTCTTCAGGTTATGCTATTACCGTTATTGATGAAAACTCATATACAATTACTATTGCTGGAGATACAGCAACAGTAGGAGGCGTCCAAGGTGGCGGTAAAAATGCAACTGTTGGTATAGGGTCGGGAGTTTTACCTTCACCAGCGACAACGTTTGACTCATCAAATATCAAACTAGATTCGACAACTAAGACTTTTGACGAGGGCTAAATGGCAAAACAAACAGTAGGAATTGGCTCTGCTGCAAATGATGGAACGGGTGATACTCTTCGTATTGGAGCAGATAAGATAAATGACAACTTCAACGAAATCTATAATGCGTTGGGGAACGGTACAGCTTTAACTGATATTATCGACACAAACGGTCTTATTAATGTTAACTCTGGCTCAAACATTATTGTTTTTTACTATGCTGCTTTAACTGATTTGCCTAGTGCATCGGCTTATCATGGTGCGATTGCTCATGTTCATGCAAATGGTGGAATGTATTTTGCTCACGGTGGTAATTGGATAAGACTTAATGATGAAGTCAGTGGTCCTACAACTAAATATACAACAACAGCGGCTAATGGGTCTGCCTATACCTTTTCTGGTCCTGGTGCTACTGCTGGTAATAATCCTAACTTTACCTTTTATAAGGGTCACACATATTTAATTGATAATTCTACTTATGTTGGAAGTCATCCTTTGCAGATACGAACATCTGATGGCGGCTCTGCTTTTACAACAGGAGTTACTGAAAATTTTAATAGCACTGCAGGGTTAACTCAGTTTATTGTGCCACATGAACCTAGTGATACATCATTAGTGTATCAATGCACTAACCACAGTAGCATGGTCGGAAATATAACAATAGTATAGCGAACAAAAAATGTCATTTACATACGCACAACTTAAACAAGCTGTACAAGATTTTTCAGAAAACACTGAGACGTCTTTTGTTACAAACCTTCCTGTGTTTATTCGCGGCGCAGAAGATCGTATTTTTTCTGTTGTAGATCTTGAGTTGTTTCGTAAAAATGCAACATCCGCTTTAAGTAATAATGATCCTTTTTTGAGCTGTCCAACTGATTTTTTAGCTCCTTTTTCTTTTAGAATAACAACTGCAAATAATGAAAGATTTCTTTTAATAAAAGATGTAAACTATATTCAAGAATATAACAAAAGTATTTCTAACACACTTCCAAAATATTACGGTATTTATGATATCGATAATTTTATAGTTGGCCCAACACCAGATAGCAACTACACAGTAGAGCTACACTATTACTATAGACCCGCAAGTATTACTGCTGGCGCAGATTCTGCGAAATCATGGTTAAGTGAAAACGCCCCTAACGCTCTTCTTTACGGCTCGCTTGTAGAAGCGTATACATATATGAAAGGTGAGCCTGATATGATGCAACTGTACGAACAAAGGTTTGCGCAGGAAGTTCAGCGTCTGAAAGATTTAGCAGAAGCTAGAGAAAACTCAGATGCATATCGCAGGGGTCTACCTGATAGGCCAAGGACTTAGGAGTAACAAATGGCAACGAGTAATGCAGCAACCACATATCTTGAGCATCGACTGCTCAATTTTATTTTTAAAAACAACGCAGCTATTGGTGGTGTGACTTTTGCTTCACCAGGAGACAGCATTTATGTTGGTCTTGCAACGGCAGTTTCTGACGCAGAAGCTGGCTCTTTAACTGAAGCTAATTTTGGCAGTTATGCAAGAGTTCAAATTACTGCGGCAAACTGGACTTTAGCAAGCTCTAGCACAGATCAACAGACGATAAAAAATACTAATAACTTTGAGTTTCCAGCATCAACTAGTGGTTCCAATGTTGTGACACACGCATTTATTGCAGATGCAGCGAGTAGTGGAAATATATTGTTTATTGGTGCGTTAGATGCTTCAAAAACAATTGCTACAGGTGATGTTTTCCGTATTAACTCAAACAACTTGACTATTGAATTGAAGTAATGGCTCTTGTTCTGAAAGACCGAATAAAAGAAACCACGACTACCACTGGCACAGGCACTTATACGCTTGCTGGTGCAGTAGGTGGTTTTGAAGCTTTCAGTCAAATAGGTAATTCAAACACCACATACTATTGCTGCACAGACGGAACTGACTTTGAGATAGGTATCGGCACCTACACTGCATCTGGTACAACCTTGGCCCGTACCACAATATTGCAGTCTAGCAACTCCGATGCCGCTGTTAACTGGACATCAGGCACTCGCACTGTTTTCTGCACGTTGCCAGCAGAGAAGATGATATTTAACAATGCGAGTAATGTAGCGCAGAACTTTACAGAACAAGACCCGAATGCGTTGGCATTCGCAATAGCATTGGGATAGAAAAATGGCTAACGCATTTAAAACATTTACAGACACCGCAGTGGGGACAGCCAACGCAGATGTTTATACCTGCCCCAGCGCGACAGAAACAACAATTATCGGATTGAACATTG